ACACGCCCATCGGTGAAAGCATCTTTCAATATCTCGACGATTTCTCTTTCCTGATCGGGCGGGTAAAGCCGGGTAGTACCGTCGGTAGACAATAAACCGACACCGATTGCTCTGGCGTTCTGTACTACTACGTTTCTCGCTGCTCGTTTGTTCTCATCTAAGTCAGGTATCGCGATTGCAATTGTCCTGAGGTTGCACTCCAGTGGCTCAATCCCGTCTGTCTCAACATCATATGTCCAGAACGGCGCTGATTGTTTAAGCCATTGTCTCAATTCTTCTGGTGACGGATTCATAACTGAGTCAGGCTCAGTCCACCGCAGACACCCATCGAACCAACGGAATGCCTTTGCTATGTCCGATTGAAGAACGTGCCTCCAACTCGGAGACCGCAGAATAAATGATGGATGCAAAGATGGCAGCAGCTTTCGAACGCCATTCTCTGGCACCCAATCCCAATTCTCATCAATAAACATTGGGCCACCACGCATTGATTGAATGCTTGATGATTGACCCGTCAATACACTTGTTGCCGTCTTGCCCAGCGTAATGATGTTGGGGTATCGCGATACGACATCGAGTAGTCTCGGTCTACAGCAAACTGACGGGTGCAGGTAGGGGTCTTCGCCTTTCTTAGATCGCTTACGGTTGATGCGATCTAATTCTTTCTCCATTCTGCGCCATGCACCAGAGTCTTGACCTGAAGGGCGACACGAAATGACATGATCTAAATCAACATCTACTCGTCGTTTACCTGACGCAGTCAGCGCTTTTGTCCACTCACCACCCGCACGACCAACAAGAGGTCGACCATGCTGAACTTCGTCACCGCCAGGAGACTCAGCAATAGCGATGACGGAAGCCCCCCGATGAAACTCTCCACCGACGGGCTTCCACTCATCTTTTCTTAATGGCCCCTCAGGCCCTAAAGGACATATGTCACATTGAGCGCCACAGTTTTTAGGGTTGAAGGGTGCCACTATTAGCCTACGATCCCTTGTGCCGCACTAGACGGTGGTGGAAGAGACACGCCGGCAGGAGGCACCGGAGCGCCGTTCGTTGTTACAGGGTTGCTAACTGGAGCAGCCTCAACCGGACTTGGTGTAGGCTCAATCGTAGCCGAAGACAACGAGTTGTACTGAGCCTTAGTCAAGAAACGACTGATCTCATTGTAAGAACCTGCCACACCTTTTTGGCCAGGTGTAAACTCAACATACGCAAGACGACCATTGTTCATGCTCGACAAGAACCATGAGTCATTGATCTCTTGTGCAGTCTCAATGTTTTCCTTGGTGTAACCAAGAGACTCAAGGATTGTACGCAACGCAGCCATGCGACCACGAACCTGCTTGTCAGTAAGGCCAGGAAGCATGTTCCCGCCATCGTCAAAAGGAATGCTCAAGAAGGTAAACATCTTGAACCCATTCTCAAATTGAACATGGATACGTCGTGTTCCAGGCTTATCGTTTGCGCCAGTCTCAATCTTAACGATCTCGACCGGATAAAAGCCCGCCTCAGGGACGGAAGACCCCAAAGAACTAATGCCTTGGAATGCGTTACCAGAAATTTTGATGCCCATATTTGGCTCCATTTTTTGTGTTGTTGGTCATATGACCGGGGGTTGAAAATTATAATGATGGTGGTGGCGGAGGTAGAGTTGGTGAGTTGTTTGCTACTTTCTCCTTCTCCGTAAAATCAAACAGTGACCGAGTTGCTTGCTGCAAAAGAACGCCACGAGCAATGCCATCCTGGCACGCCCAACGTAGATGAAGATGATTGTCAGTCCGACCTGACACCGCTGATTGAATCGCATCTTGAACAGCAGTGCCACTCAACATATCCTGGGCGATTAAGTCTGCAACCTCATCTTGCCACTCAAGTCCAGGTAACCGACTCAGTTGATAGTTACTCTCACTTGCACGTAGGATCTCGCGTAAGTTGCCTGGTGTCTTCTTTGTACACACTCCAGTACGATCACCTGTTACCCATTCAGGATCTGCTGGGTCGCAATAATAAATGCTTGGGAACCACGGGTCAGGATAGTTTGGGTCAACCATCGCACGTACGTTTACGTCGCACCATGAAGGCAGAGTCTCAACCTGATTACGGCTTGGGACATCAGGACCACCAGGACAAAATCGACCGTCAGCATTTGTGCCTGGAGTACGCTCATGGAAGGTCATAAGTAAGTGAACACCAAGGTGTCGGGCAAGGTGCGCGATTTCGAGCAAACTCTGGTTCAACTGCTGGTAAGGAAAAAAGCGGTCCTTCTTACCGCTACGGCCAGTTGGTGCCTCTTCTGCCCACTCAAGCATTGAACGTTGACAAAGGTGGCTAAGATCATCCACGACAACGGCGCCATATTGAACCGCGTCACCAGTGTCTGCCAGGACACGAAGAAGATGCACTAAGTCTGTTAGATTCTTTGGTGAGTTAGGGTGAACCGTTGGTGTGAAGCCCAATTCATTTTGCGCCACAAGCGTGATGGCAGAGGGTACACCCAAGAACAAAGCGGTAGGAAACGTGGCAAGTGCATCACTTGTCTTCTTTTGTTTCGGTTTACCATATACAGTGACCATAACGGTCGGTAGCCCTGATTCGGCTGTCATGTTTTCTCCAGGTTGATTTAGCTTTGGGTTAGAAAGAATAACAAAAGTGCGGTCTCGTTACCGGTCAAATTTTGGCCGCTTCGCCATAAAAGCACATTTTCATTGCGGGACATGCACCGTATCGACCAACGCAAACGGTTTCATGTTGAGCCTTTGGCCAGTCCCAAAAGGCAGGTAACTCTAAGTCTAAGCGAGCCAAAGAATGTTCTGCTCGCCAAAGCATGTCAGCAAAGTGCTTGTCTCTATGGGGAGTCGCCGGAACCATCGGACGGGCGATCCTCCAAGGTGCTTGAGTTTGAATTAGATTTAAAGCCACACCACCAAAGTCACTGCCGTAAACCTGCTTACCCATAATTCTAAAGGCAGAGAAACCACCATCGATTGCGTAGCCGTCGACACTTTTTGATGCTGCTACGCGGGCTTGGTGCTTGTGGTCCCAAATAAAAACCTTACCGCTACGATCGCGAATCACCATATCTAATCGACGAGTGAGTACAACAGCTTCACCCGAGTTAGGGTGACCAGGACAATTCAAAACAGTTGGTTTAATCTTTGACCCGTCCCATGCCTTAACTGAACATGCTCGACGATTAAAGTCTTGTTCTTCTTGGTGAACAACCCAAAGACCCCACTCATTATTTTTGTGCCCCAAGACAGCCGTCATTGGGTACTCTACTGCTATGACATCACCAGGACACTCAGGAAACTGATCCATATATCGATGAAACGTTTCAATCATTCGGTCAAGGTGCTCATGCCCACCATTGGTGTCGCACCATATTTGTATGGCTTCTTCCGGCTCGAAGAATATGCTGGGATCTTCGTACCGTGTTTCATCGACCCAAACACCATTACCGGTAGTAGCCCCCCAAATAGCGTGTTGATGCGCTTGGATGACGTGGCCCATGCTTCCGCGAGTGAGAGCATCGGCTGGAATGAGGCTCATGTCCAGTCGGTTTTGATACGCAAACAACTGAGGGCAACGGAAGAATGAACCAATCCGCGACCACCCACGACTACTACGTCCAGCGTCAATCAATAGTTTTTCAGTCATGCGACCTCCAATTTACTGATAATGCTGCTGACAAGAGCACTTTCGTCTTCCATACCAAGCAACTTGTCACCCAATCCGTCGAGTTCATCAGCCTTTAAGAAGTTTTCAATTGGCCCAAACTTCTCAACCAGAATCTCAACGACCCTTTCATCGTATGTGCCTTGAGCAACAACAACTTTAAGTAGTGTAGGGCTACCTCCGATACGATCGAATCGACCTTTCCATTGGAGAAAGTCACCCGGCTTCCAGGGCAACATAGCGAAAATGGCGAGGTCCGCAGTTTGCATACCATCAACACCCGTACCGACACTCTGCCCTGTTGCTATCAGACAGCAAGGACCGTTCGAGTCCTTGAACGCATCGATAATTACATCCCGTTCAGATTCCGGGACACCCCCGTGTGCCATCCAAACCGGGACCTCGCCTAAGGCTTCATCCCCACGCTTCACGGCTCGACGTAAATCATGCTCCCACAATTCCGTTTCACGTCGACGTGATGTGAAGATTACTACCTTACCACCCCCCTTTAAGCCTTCAATCGCTTCACTTACAACGTATCTTCGTTTACGACTACAAGCTTCTGAAAGTCGTGCCTCGACAACACGCTCTCGAGCCAAGGGATTTACTTTTGCTTCTCTTACAAAACCACGCATGGCTTGACCAAACGTGTTGTCATCGTCCCATCTTTCGGGTCGATTTAGTTCAGTTGAACTGAGATAAACAACTTGAACACGAGTATCAGGTAACTCTGAATGAGATTCAGAATACGGAACCTCATGAACGAGAAACGAGCATCG